TTAACTACTACAGGAAGCAGCGGAGCTTCTACATTAAGTGGTGATACTTTAAACATACCTCAATATAGTGGCGGAGGCAGCGGCACAGTTACCAGTGTAGGTAGTGGTTACGGATTACTTGGTGGGCCAATTACAACAACCGGCACACTACGCGTTGACACATCCACAGTCTATGACTTTGTCAGAGATAGCATTGTGGCAGTTGAAATAGGAGGAGATACAATAAAAATAATTAAACAGGAATACGAAAATGTTACAAGTGACACATTGACATTTACTATATTACCTAAATTTCCTATTCAGTTAAGGCAGTTTATATTGCTCTTCCGCAATGGGCAGTTATTACTCAATGACCAGTTTTCCGTTATTGACACAAACAAGGTTAAGGTAGCAGCTACATCTTTTAAACTTGGTGAAAATTATACCTTAGTCACAGTTAGTGGCATCGGCTCTGTTTCTTCCGGGCAAGGTAATCCAATCTATCCAGAGGCAGGCATAGCCCTATCAACAGGCACAACATGGACAACATCAATTACAAACAATTCAAGTAATTGGAATACTGCATTTACAGATAGATTAAAATGGGATGGTGGAAGCACAGGTTTAGTAGCAGCGACAGGGCGCACAAGTTTAGGCGGCACTACGGTAGGGCAATCAATGTTTACTTTGACCAATCCTTCTGCTATTACCTTTCCAAGGTTAAATGCTGATAACTCTGTTACGGCATTATCTGCTGCTAATTTTCGTACTGCCATTGGCGCAGGAACGGTGACAAGTGTAACGGTTTCGGGAACAAGTGGCAATCCTTTGTCTATTACTAATACTACATCTACTCCAGTTATTGAATTGTTAAGTGCAACAAGTGGAAGAAATGGATATTTAACATCAACGGATTGGACTACTTTTAATAATAAACAACCACAGTTAAGCGGCACAGGCTTTGTAAAAGCAAGTGGAACAAATATAACGTATGACAATTCAAGTTACCTTCGCACGGGCTTGGCTGATTCAACCTATTTAAAATTGACAGGGGGAACATTGACTGGTGGTTTAACAGGAACAACGGCAGAATTTATATCAGCATCAAATCCTCAAATAACATTAAGTCATTCGGGTACTGGTCAAAACAATATTTTATTTAAATCTGGAAGTAATGAAATATTTAAAATGGGTATTGCAAGTAATAATTCTTCGATAATATTTGAAAATTTACCTTTATCACAAAAAACAAGTGGATTTAAATTTTATTCAGTTAGTGGTTTAACTCAAACTTTGGGTTTAGACCAAGATATAAATGGAAATTTAGGTATTAAATCAGAATCAACACCAAACTCCTTACATCCAAATACATTGTATGTGAATGGCACACTTGGCGTAACAGGCGCAGCCACTTTAACTAATCTTGCAGGCTCTGGCACTCGCATGGTTACGGCAAGTTCAACAGGTTTATTAAGTACACAAGCAATACCAAGTGGAGGCAGTGGAACAGTTACAGGAGTTTATGCTGCTGCTCCAATTTATGTATCTGATAATACAGTAAGTCCTTTTATAACTATTGTTGATGCAAGTCAATTTGTTAAGGGTGTAGTTAATGAAACTACACAAACATTTGGAGGTGTTAAAACATTTGCAAATACAATAAAATTATCTTCTACAACTGGAACATCTACATCTATATTGGGAAAAACATCTGATAACTCTGTATCTACTGTATCGGTTGGTACAGGTTTATCTTTAACAAGCGGCACATTAAGTTCAACTATAACCGTACCTACTGAAAGATATGTTTGGGATTTAGGGATATTTGCAGGTGCAGCAGATAATAGTGCTGCAACGTGGGATCCTCAATATGGTATTAATATGTTAGTTGTACCAACTACGTTAAATGGTTATTGTATTGACTCTATATATGCAAGAGCTTTAACTTGCTCAACTTGTCCTCCAGCAGCAGGTGATAAAGATTATTATATTGGTGTTTATAAAGCAGGAAATTCTACAAGAATACAAACAACTGGAATGTCATTACAAGGTAGTCAAATTGCAATGAATGAATATGACTTAAAAGAAGTCAATGTAAACTATACACTTACAACTGGTGATGTTTGGTGGTTGTATTTAAACGGTACATACACAAGTGATATGTTATACATCACAGGAGGCTTTGTAATTAAAAAAACGTGCAATTAAAAAACAAAAACATGAAACAACTCCTTTCCCTTTTCCTCTTCCTTTTGCCTTGCCTTGCTTTGGCACAGTATCCGAGCAATGGTAATCAAAAGATAACGCTGGGTGAACAGACGACTGCCGATGGGCTTATTTGGCGAGGCGTGGCTTCCATTGACACAGTTACGGCAACAAGCAAAATAACAAGAGCAAACAAACAAGATACAAGTGCTTTTCTTTTGCTTGATACAACTACAAATTTGCTATGGCATTATAAAACGGCAAGTAATGGATGGATACAAGCTGGAGGCTCAACCTTTGATACAACTACTTTAAACCTTGTTTCACGTTTTGCTACAAAGTTAAACATAAGCGACACGGCTTCGATGCTTACAAATTATTATCGAAGTGGCAGAGCATTAGGCACTCCTTCAAGCGGTATTTTAACAAGTGCAACGGGCTTGCCATTGACAACGGGAGTAACTGGCACTTTGCCTGTGGCAAATGGTGGAACTAATGCGTCAACCTTTACAGAGGGTTCAGTTGTTTTTGCTGGTGCAAGTGGGACATATACACAAGATAATAGCAATTTATTTTTTGATAATACTAATAATAGGCTCGGTATCGGAACTGCAAGTCCAACAAATGGAAAATTAGTAGTAAAATCTGGAGAATCTAATTCAACAGGTATTGTTTTAGAAAGAGGTGATAATACTCAAAAATTAGTAAATATTTACTCTGAAACAGCAGATGGTTTAATTGCTATAGCATCAGGAGGAAATACAAAAATTTTTTTAAATTCTGTTGGTGATTCATATTTTACAGGCGGTAACGTCGGCATTGGAACAGCAACTCCAGCCGTACAATTTCACACAACAAGCAACGTAAGATTTGCAGGATTGACAAGTATAACAGATTTGCGCACAGATGCCGATGGAGATTTGTTTAATGGTTCAGATTTTAATTTAAAAAACTCTATTGACACAATAAATTATGGTTTAAAAGATGTTTTAAAATTAAAACCAGTACAATTTAATTGGAATGATATTAACCGAAATTTAAACGAATACAAAAACTTAGGCTTTATTGCTCAAGATGTTATGGATGTTATCCCGAACGCTGCTTCATCAATGGGCGATGGAGATATGCAAGTAGATTATAATGCTATTGTTGCTACACTTACCAAAGCCATCCAGGAGCAAAACGCTCTCATCAAAGCCCTTGAACAAAGAATTATTAACCTCGAAAATAAATAAAATGAGATACTTATTTTTATTCCTTCCCTTGTTTTCCTTTGCCCAAGACGTTGTTAAAGACACGGTGTACATCCAAAAGCAAGGAAACATTTACTACATTATTCAGCAAACTACTTTGTCGGATAGCACCGTTACAGGCTCAAAGCAAATATTGGGAGATAGTGTAACTGCCATTCAAAGCCTTGTTACCGATGCTGAAAGGCAAAGTAATACGTTAGCCATTCATGCCAAGCCTATTATAACAAAGGGCAAAGCGGTGCAAAGAATTAATTATTACAATGATTTGCACGTTCAAATTAGTGGTAAGCCTGTGTATTTTACAACGGCTCAAAGGGATACGGCAAAGTTTCTTGGAGACTGGAGGCTAAATTTTAACGGTGAAATTATTGATGGAGTTATTGAGTTAAATGTAAACAAGCGTTTAATCTTTAATCCAGACAATGGCAAGGTTTACAGCATTTCAACCAACTTGCTTTTATCTACATTTACCAATCAAATATCCTTTACATTTAACTCGGTTAAATACGACTTGTATAAATATGCTGACGGCAAATTTGCAACGGTTGATGGCGATGTGAGGTTAATAAAACTTGAATAATGAAAGCAGTTATTTACAACATTTTTAAACTTGGTTACGATGGCATTGCATATTCTATTTGCTGCGGAGTGCTATTCTCTTTTTTCCTACCCATTAAACATTTTTTGATTTTTACAATCTTTGTAGTTTTTGCAGACACAGTCACGGGAATCATGGCGGCAAGGAAAAGGGGAGAGCCGATAACGAGCAAAGGGCTTTATCGCACATCGCAAAAGGTGGTTGTTTACTTTGTTGGCATCATGATTTTTGAAGGTGCAAAAATTACTTTTAGCTTACCTGTAAACATTACTTACATGGTAGCCTTTACCATCGCCACAACGGAGCTTTATAGTATTTCAGAAAATATAAAGTCAATGACTGGAGTAAATATTGGAACGCTAATTCTTAGATTTTTTAAACGTTAAAACAAATAATATGCAGACTAATTTAAAAGATGCCCTTAAAAATGCAGATGGAATAAAGTCACCAATGGGCGATGTGGCTTGTTACTCAATGAACTTTGCAGAACTTGCAAGTGAAATCAATGTTCATCTTGAAGGCAACAAAGTAAAATTTACATGGAGAGAATACATCCAATTGGCTCAAATCATTTGGGATAAAATCAAGGAGACAAGCCGCGAATGTGCTGGGAAAGAGATACAGGTAAAGTTACCAGCCAAGCTATCTTTAATTTCCGCTGCTTTTTCGCTTATCGGGTTTAAATTATAGGCGCAGACGATTCGCTACCTTAGTGCCGAGGGGAGTTGATTAATTTCTTCTCCCCTTAAAAATATAAAATATGAAAGCAAATGAATTTTTAGTATGCCTTGATGCCGGGCATGGTGGCATGAGAAACGGAACTGGCCCAGAGAAATATGTTACCTATCCTTCAAAGTGCTATCAACATCGCACAGGCAAGTTTCATTCCTATGGATGGTTTTTTGAAGGAGTGTTTAATCGCTCTTTAGCTAACTATTTAGAGCAATACCTCCTTGACTATGGCTTTTCAGTTAAAAAGATATACGAGCCTATCAATGACACAACATTGAATAAACGCTGCCAACTTGCCAACTCCTACGCATCTGTAGCTAAACACTCTGTCCTTGTTTCTA